CTTTTCGAACCGTGCTAATTATCTTATCTAAAAACGAATAACCTTTAACCGCTTCAAAACTTTCGTCCATTGATTTAACTTCAATTGAAATCAAAACCAAAGCTAACAATTTAGTACTTAAGAAATCAACTGCGACAACCGTTTGAGTTAAGTCGTTTAAAATATAAAAGTCAGTGCAATAAGTTATAATAACCGCAAAGCAATACGTTATTAACTTCGGAACAAACCCATGGCGCAGCTTTTTAGACTGAATTGAAACGTTCGTATTGTATGCCCTCCAAAGTCCAAAAAAAGTGTCGATAATTGTCGATAAGGCAACCAATAAAACGATGTATTTTATAGGGCTTAAAAATATTAATAAGGCTTTAAATAAACCTGAAATAAAACTTGCTATTTTCACAAAATTAAAATTTGATTAATGTAACCCGTGTCTTCTTTTTTAGCTGGCTTAATATCCGAATCCTTGTTAAGGTCTGAAATAAACTCGGGAAATAAGTCTTTGTATTCTTTTAAATACTTAAACAACCTTGTTTCGTAAAATGCCGCCTTTTGTGCGTAATGTTCCATTGAAAAAACAACTTCGCTTTGACTTACTTGACTTGAATAGTCCCCGAATTGTTGTTGAATACCTTTATTTTTAAGTTGATAGCTTAATCCAAATACGGCATCCTCAGCACTTCGCCACGCTACCACTGGCTGAATGTAAGTTACAAGTGTTTCTTCGTCATTGTTTAGTGTTTGCGCATTATACCCCGTTAGCATATAATTGTAAAAGTACGTTCCTAAAATAGGTTGAACCCTCATATCGGATTGCGTTTTAATATAGGGAACAACGTCGTTAACGTCTACATTTGCAGTTATTGGTGTTTGCGTCTTTAAATAGTTTTCGGTTATAAAATAAATCATTGCGCAGGTGTTTGTTGGTTAGTGTCTCCGTTTTCAATCGGTGGTAAAGAAGCCATTGCACGAATTTCGTTAACGGTCATATTTTCCAAAACTTTAACCGCTAATTCAGGGCGCATCGTACTCAAAGCATCGTTTATTGCCGCAACGTTTTCGTCTCTTTCTACAATAGTTTCGTTAACGATTTGAAAGTTGTTTATTGTGAACGTAGCTTTAACTTGACCTATCTCAAATAAGTCGTTTACAATGTCCTCAACAATTTCACGTAATGGAATAATCGTGTTTTTTTCGAATATAATATAAGCCTGTTTAATGTCACTTCCAGACCCAAGTTTTCCGCTTACTCGAATTCCCATTAATATAGGGTCGATAATATGCGCTTGACAAATTTTAGAATCTATTGATTCCGTAGTTGTTTGAAATAAATTATCGTTTGAGTTTGTAGGTATGCTTTCAATCGTTGGTAATTGGTCTTGACTATTTGCAAAAAATGCAATCGCCTTACCTCCATTAGCTGCGCCCTTTGCCCTATCAATCGTGTTTTTAATAGCCATTTTCTCCTCCTCAGATTGTGGCTTCTTAGGAAACATCATAGCAAAGGATGGGAAAATAGAATTTATAATATTTGATTTCTGTAAATACGACATTTCACCGTCAAGAAACGCCCAGTTCATTGCTGAACTATACTGCGGTAATGGATAAACGTCTTGACCTACTGAATGCGATTCCCAAACATATAAGCATTCCTTTTGATTTACACCCCATTTGTAAGGCTTTATTGTCTTAATGTCAATTTGTGAATTCCAATCGTCGCAAATGAAATAGTTTTCTCCGTATTTATCACGTCTAACTTTTTCCGCTCCTATATGTTTTATCTTAACTAGGTCTCCAATTTGGTTAAAGCATAAATAAAAATAAACTCTATTGTGAATAATAACGTCTTTTGTCAATACTGGCAACAACTTTTTTAACTTAATTCGTTTATCAAAAGTGTACACATCAACTTTCTCCATTGCCGTTGCGTTCTTATCCACGGTAATTTCAAAGCCACCACCAACCGCAGCGTTTGTTTTGTAGTCTACAATTGCACCATGTAACGGACTAGTAAAGTACATCTGATTTAAAAGTTGTGGATACAAGTTGTCCGAACCAAATCGAATGTAACCGTTTACTTGTTGTCTAGGGTTTACGTATGGCAAAGAAAGATTTCCCTCCCCAACCTTTAAAAAAGGGGTTGAAAACGCTTGATAATTGTTTCCCTCAACAACCTGAACGCTTTCTTTTTTTCCTATCTCGAATCCAAATATTTTCATTTAATCGTATATTGATGTGGATGTTCCGTTTACTACCAATCGACCCTCTTCAACAAGGTTTAAACCTGCTGCGCTCGTGTTTTGGTCGACTACAATAGGCACGGGACTTTCGTAAACTGAATAAGTGTATTGTCCTATAATTAAAGTAAGGTCAACGCCCTCTTCCAAAGTGAATAAATTGTAACGATTTACGTAAGGCGACGTATCAACACCCACCCAATAAATAGGTTGTGATGCGGTATTGAATTCGTTCTCAAACACGAACAACCAAGTCGGCGCTGAAATAGTCGAGTTCTCCGTAAGCGTTAAAGCGAAAGTGTTTATTTCTCCTTTGTCTAGGTAAATCATATCTTATAATAGTAGAAATACGTAATTTGTTATAAAAACACAAAACCCCCGAATCACTCCGAGGGTCTTATTAGATATTAGTTTGGTTAAACTAGTAATCCAGCAATTACCGTTGAATCAACTTCGTAAGCTAAATGCTCGCTTTCCGCAGTCAATACTAACGAATATTTAGAACCGTCAGCCTTGGCAGTTCCCGAACCTTCGCCGTATGCAGTAACTTGAACGTTTTCAAAATACCAATACTTCCCGTTGCCATCCAAAACAACAACTGAAAGGTCTCTTTGACCTTCGCCTAGTATTTTAATAGCTAAAGACTTCGCAGCTTCTCTTCGGTGGAACATTAAGTTAATTGTCTGAGTAACGAAAGACGAACCGTTAATTAAATCAATTGCAGCCTCTTCAGTATAGTTTGAAGTGTTTCTTCTAAACTCAAAATCCAAGAAAGGTGAAGTGTGAGTTATTGAACCAATTATCCATGTTGTGGTATTTGCGTTAACCGCAGTCACCTCGGACATATCGTTTATATAAATTTTTGTAATTGAGCCGATGTTATTGTCGCATCCTTTAACAATCGCCTCTAAAGTTGTACAAGCCATTTTTATAAGTTATTAAAAAAGGGGTGAGGGTAAACCCCACCCCCTCTATTGTTAGTAATTAAATTAAATTATGCTCCGAAACATTCGTTATAAACAACGATTTCCGCAGGGTTCGTGTAATGGAAACCTACCTTCATGTTTGCACGAGTTCTCAAATAAGGCTCAGCAACAGTGTCAGTAAGGTTCACCGCTTTCAATGCTTTTGAATCACCTTCACCATCAAAAGAATAAATTAAATTACTCTTAAGCGTCAACACCATTGTGTCGTTAGGCATACCGTCAGCAACAACAACCTTAACACCTAGGAAAGTTAACCCTAAAGGCAAAGTTACGTAAGTTTGAGTGTTTCCAGTAGCAGCAGCTAACTCGTAAGCAGCAGCAACGTTTGCAGAAACATAAAATCTCAAATCAGCTTTCTTACGGATAACCGCAGGAGGTAGTGAAGTGTAAACAGTAGTCATTTCAGCAATAACGTTTGTTGAATCAATAGCAGTTGAAGGTAAACCAATAACGTCACCATCACCACAAAGTTTAACTAGGTAGCCGTCACACAAAGAAAGGATAGGGTCAGCAACCAAAGAAGTGTCACCTTGCCATCTGATAAGCTCCAAATCCTCTTGGATTTTCAAAGACATCTCATTCCAATAGTAGTTCATAAAACTAGCAACTGTAAAGTCACCGTTAGAACCTTGAGCCATTTGTAAAGAAACAAAAGATTGCTCCAAATCAAATTGACAAATTTGCGCCATTGCTGACAAAGGACAAACATCAATGTCGATTGCGTCTAGTGAATCGTCAGGAGCGGAAAAGTTACAGTTAGAAGCTCTTAAGATATTTCCAAAAGCAACGTTTGCAAGTTTAGTAGCCGACTTAATTCCTGGCAAAGTTCTGTAATTGTCAACTAGGTCTTCTGTTAAATAAGCACGAGAATAGAACTCGTCAGGGTTTGCGCACAATAGTGCGTTTGTTTCGATGTCTAAGTCGAATTTTAATTTTCTGTTCATTTTAATTTTCTTTAAATAATTGTCTGTATTTTTTTAAACGGTCAATTGCCGAAAACTTTTGCTCGGACAATTCAACTTCCTCCTCTTCCACTTCCTCTTGAACTGGAATTAATGCTTTTACTTCAGCAATAGCTTTCATTAATTCGGTAGCCATTGCATCTAACAAAGGTTGAACGATAGCAAGAACAGCCTCCGAATCAGTTGCAGGGTCAACCGCCATGACGATTTCTTCCTCTTTAACCTCTTCTTTAACTTCCTCCGCTGCCGCTACCTCTTCCTCCTTAATTTCCTCTTCAACGACTTCCTCAGCCATTTCAGCTTCCACTTCAGAGGGAACTTCCTCCTTTATCTCGATAATTTCCCCGTCTTTTACAACGTAGATTTTACCCTCGATAAGGTGTTCTCCATCAGGTAACTTCATATTATATTTGTTTATTTGGTTGCTTAATTTAAGACCTAGAAACCCCTCAATACTAAATCCGACTTGGTCGCTTTCAACTAACTTGTTGTAATATTCTTTGTCCGTTATTTGGGCGGTTAACATTAACGTTCCTTTTGGGACTTCAATACCATAACTAGAAAACGCTTTGTCTTCTTTTGGGTTTTCAACTAACCACGCTTCGAGAATATACGCAGGGACTTTTTTATCTGTATGTTCAAGGTTAAACAAGTTTTGGTTGTTTAAGTCTTGCATGAACTTTGAATAGATATTCTCTATTTCTTGCTCTGTAAATTGAACGTAATACTCCTCACCCTCGTCGTTACGATAGATATTCATTGGAATCATGGCAGGGGCTACGATTCTCATTTTTGGTTCGTCTTTGAAATGGAAAACGTGCGCCGAATTAAACGCCATTCCCTTAACCATAACGGCAGGTTTTGACGTAAAGGCAATCATGTCGATGCCTAAGTCTTCGCCTTCGCTATATTCTTCGTCTATTGTAATTTTGTAAAGAGGTAATTCTTTATCCATACCTTATAATAAGTAAAAAATTTGTTTGTTATTTTTTTTATATTTGTTGAAAACTTAAAGAAATGATAAAACTAGGCAGCAAAGAAATTCCAAACGTAATTAATGAGTTAACTATTGAGCAATTTGAAAAGGTTAGCGAGTTCACAAATAACCAAGAATTAGACGCTTTTGAAAAGTGGGTGTCCGTGTTCACGTACTTAGGCGCAGATGAAAACGAAGTTAACGAAATGGACTTCTCGGAGTTCAAAGACAAGGTTAAAGAATTCAACTCAGTAAGTTACAAAGCACCTAAAAAGTTTAAAAAGACGATTGAACTTGAAGGTTATAAATATGTTAGTTACGATAAGAAATTCAAGTTGTCAGTTCGTGACATTAAGCACATTGAAAAGATTATAAAGAAAGACCCTTTACATTATATCTCCAAAATGTTGGCGGTAATTTTTAAACGTGAAGACCTCGACAACGTTGAACATTATTCGGACGCTCATATTAAACACAAAGCTAATTTGTTTAAATCAGTAAATGCTGAAATTGCGCTCCCGTTCATGGCATACGTTGCTGATAAATTAAAAGACACCGCTCAAAATTTAACAGATGAATTTGCCTCAGTCGTGGAATCAAATAACGCTTAACCAATTTATTGAACTTGCAAAACTTGACGAAAAGGATTTCGATTCTATTTTTGAAATGCAAGTTGAATTATTAAGTGTACTGACCGACGAAGACCCTGAGGAGTTTTACGACTTAGAAATTGACGAATTAAAAGCCTTAATTGAGCCGCTTAAATTCTTACGCCAAGAGCCTCGTGTTAAGGTCACAAAACAAATTGATAAATTCACGTTTAAGCCATTCGAGAAAATTACGCTAGGCGAGTTTATTGATACGGATTATTTTACGGTTCAAGATAAAATTGGAAACATACCGATTATTTGCGCAATATTTTACCGACAAACAAAACTTGACGATTGGGGAAACCATGTTTTTGAACCTTATAAATACAATATTTTTGAACGTGCTGAAATGTTTAAAGAAATACCCATTACCTCGGTGTTCGGAGTGGTTCACGAATACTTAAAATTCCGCGACAACTTTACAAAGCAATATGAAAACTTATTCGCACCGCAATTCGACGAAGACGAAAACACGAACGAACTAACCCCCGAAGAAAAAAAGGAAGTTGAAAACGAAAAGAAACGTTCTAAGTTCGCTTGGGAAAGTTTACTCTACAATTTAGCAGGTGAAGACATCACAAAAATTGACGCAATTACAGACCTTAATTTAATATTCGTGTTCAATATGCTTTCAATGAAACACGTTATGAGTTAAAATGCCGTTTGCGGTGCGGTTGGTAAATTCGGATAAGGTGAATCAATCCAGTTGAATTGTATTTCTACTTTTGGGTTGTTTAATATTGGTGCTAAGTCTAGCAACGGATAAACCTCAAATTGATAAGCAATATATTCCCCTACTATCTCGCCAATTATTTGTTGAGTGTCCGCACGTTGCAGCCATTTGTCAGTTATCGAATAGGGTGGAATACCTCGTTTTGTACCCTCATCTAAAAACAAATAATAATACATTGCGTTAATTGTAATTAATAATTCGTTAATTACGTCACCACTAACCGCAGAAATACGAATCGAATCGTAAAGTGTCCATTCTTGAATTAATCCAAGGTCTTTAATTTCCTTTTGCAAAGACTTTGCTAACTTATTCCTAGTCGCATACTTTACTTTAAATCTTTTACTAGCCATTTACAACGTAGTTTTGTAGTTCAATGCCTACCCAATTAATAATGTCTGCATCGTCCCAAGTTTCCAAATAAGTAAACCCGTCTAAAGTTACACCAAATTGTGCCGTGTCCGTAGTTAGTAAAACGTCAACGTTACAAGTTTTCGTGTTTATATTGTCAATTACATTAATAACCTCAACAGTAGGGTTAATTATTTCAACATTGAATTGTTCAAATTTATAAGTCATATTTTTTTATGTTAAAGTTGTTCCGTTTACCGTGAAATTCCTAACCGCTATCCATCGACCAGTTGCGTTTGTTTTTACTGAAACCGAAGGAAACCCCGTACCACTAATTGAAATATTATTCGTGGTTGTAAAGCCCCATGTTGTCGAGGTTTGAAATGCAAAACCCCCAAGGTTAAAAGGTGAATAATTCAAATAAGATGTTAAGCCCCAATTTAGAATTGAAGAAAACTCCATTATATTTGGAAGCCTCCACCCCGTTGTATAGCCAACAACTGACAAAGCTAAAGCCGAATCTATTGCCGTGTTCCAAACTACGTTAACCGCATTCGGTAATCTATACCAACCCAAGACGCCTGTTCCGTTATAAGTACTCCAGTCAATAACTATGTTTTTAGTGTACGTTTGACCGCCTAATTCGTCAGTAAAGCGGTTCGTGTTTCCAAATGGATTGTTTGAAGCTAAGACCGAAAACGAAGTTGCACGCCCTGCCTCAATATCGCCATCGTCTCCCGTTCTGTAACTTGTTGTTTGTCCCGTCTTCATTAACGTTTGACCAACTGGCGCAGGTGTAACAGCGGCAACCGCTTTGATGTATCTTGAATCCATTATTTAGTTATGTTTAAATTAACTACCGAAGCAACCGAACCCGTCACGGTTATTTTACTCCCTGCCGTTATTGTGTTTCCTAACGTGTAAGCTACATTATCGTCTTGTATTGTTATTGTAGGTGCATTTAAGACGTTACTAATTGACGTGATAACCAAGTTGTAAGGCGCATAAAAATCGACCGTTAAAGCGTCTATTAATTCAATGGTGTATTGTATTCCTGAATCAATCCAAAGTTGAGTTGAAGCTTGGTATTCTAAAACAGCTCCCCCCGTTGGACTTGTTATATTAACGTTATGAAGTTCGTCCAACTCCCAACCGTTCATAATTTTAACGTAAATTTTACCGTTGTTTGCGTGTGCATATTCAACGTAACCAATAACTACAATATGACCAGTTGCGCCCGTTGGTTTAATGTTTGTTAATTTACCTGCAACCGTTGGAGACAAATAAAGCACGTCACC